GGCGCGGGCGGTGGCCTCCGGCTGGTCGTTGCCGTAGACGACCAGGCGCTGCATCGCCATGCCCTCGAGGAAATTCATCCAAAGCCCGCTAAAAGAAAGAGCAGCTTGGCCATGGTGCTGTAGCAATTGTGCGTAACTGTCCAGCTGTCCGTCAGGAACAGGCCGTCAGGGGCCTCGACGGTGATGCACCGGCATTCACGCTCGTCGTCCGGCGTGATACTCACAATCGCCTTTGTGCTGCTCTTTCTCTCGTTGGTAACACCTCCCTCCCAGCATTCGGCCTTCCGCGGGAGCAGGAAGGGGTTCTCGCGGGTGACGATCATAATCCGGTACAGCGGGCGGCGGCGGTAGATCTCATGCCCGTTCAGCGTGCCGCCGTGACCGGCCCACATCGGGCCGGAGACGATCGCCCGGCCGCCGAGGGACTGCACGAGATCTTGTACGTCGGCGGCTAGCTGCGGCGAACTGGTGGTGAACTGCGACTGGCCGCCGCCGCGCCGCCACGCGTGACCGTCGGTGTCCATCAGGCCGCGGAGCAGGTCCCAGCGCTGCTTGGGTGATGCCTGGCGGTAGATCTCGGGGATGAACCGTTCCTCGCTCTTGCGGGCCAGCCCGAGCATCACGATCGCATCGCGCATCCGGTTGCCGGCGCCCCGCAGCGTGTCCCTGAAGCCGTAATGGAGCTCGGTGTAACGCCTGATCTCAACACCCGGGATCGCGCGCCTGGCGGCCTCCTCGGCTATGAACGGATCGCCGGTAGACAGCTTGGGACACTGCGGGGCGTAGGTAATCATTTCCCCGGCGCGCTTCGACCACCTACTGGGGCGGTACTGCATCGTCCCGTCGCCGATCCACGCGCCGAGCAGGTACGGGTCAAGGGGAAGCTCGCGCTCCGGGTACTGCGCCTCGCCGCACAGCGGCACGTGGAAGCGGTAGCCGTCATACAGCCGCACGCCGCCCGCCATGATCTCGGCGGTGCTCATCACCCTGGTGGCGAACCGGTTGGCGGTATCCCGTTCGCGGACCTCCCACAGGTGCTCGGCATCGCAGAGCACGCTGGTCTTGTCGGAGAACGCGACTCGGTACATAAGCCGCCGGCCGCGGCGGTGGACCGCGGTGACGCGGGTCGGCTCGCCGTTACCGCCGAACACCAGGTCGCCGCGCCGGATGTCCTCGATCAGAACCGGCCCGTCCGGGGTCTGCACGAGAGAGCCGTGAGCAAGCGCCCAGTAACTCGTCTCCATCTCGCTGATCCCGGTCAGCGGTTCCCGGTGCTTCCCGTGCGTGTAAATGTACGACCGCACCTTGGGAATATCAACGTACCCCGGCACTTTCTGCTTGCGCGACAGCATCAGATTCCCCCCGAATAGCCAGACTTGCTGGCGGAAACCATTCTGCTCGCCAGTCCTGTCATTATATCTGGCCTGGCATGTAGCGGGGGGCCTGTAAGCGACCTTATCGTAAATTATTCGGCCGTCTGATTCCCTTACCTTGAATGTCTTCTCGAAAAAAGACCTGCGAAAGATCTGCGCAGCCGTTATCTGCCCGATCAGCGAACTGATCGGGGTCTTCATTCCGCCGTCCTCATTGGGCGTCATCAGGACAGACTCGGCGAACTCCGCCTCGCCTTTATCGCCCCCGGCTGGCTCAATTGTGTACGGGGCACCGCGGATCGGCAGGGTAAGCACCTGCTCAATGGCGGCGCACATGCCGTTTCTTGACAGCATGGTCTTCATGTCACGGGCTTGCCACTCGCCATAATCGAATTAGCGTTCTAAGAACACGTCGCCCTCTCCGTAATATGCGAAAAGCCTTTGGGCTTGGTCAAAGGAGGTCCCGATTTCCGGGCCCATGAGGGCCCGCCTGCCGCCTCCTGCCCCCCTGCTGCCCTTCGGCGGCAAGTCGGGGAAGTCGATGATCTTCGCGTTCGCGTTCTTAGGATCGGCCACGTGTTCTTGTGATCACCTCCCGCCGCTACCCAGTGCAAGTGCCGATGCACGTGCGCTCGGGTCTCACGATACAGGCCCGCGGGGTGGCGGGCACAGTAGGCGGCACGCCGCCAAGCCCCGCTACCCCCGCGTCCCGGCGTCCTCCCACGCCCCCGGCCGCCGCCCGATCTGCGCGTCCAGTTCCCGGATCTGCGCGACCCAGCCCCTCGATCTCGGCGACGAGGGCGTCATGGAGGGGGTCCGTGCGGCCCCCGCCGGTTTCGGTTTCGCGCATGCCTGAATCGGGCCTCCCGCCGGGGTCTGGAGCGCAGGTCAGCCCCGATTTTACCGCCAGCTTCGGACATTGCCGCGGCGCCCGTGCTCCGGGTGCGCCTGGTCGTCATCCTGCGGGCCGAAACCGTCGAGATCCCACGGCGCGTCCTCTGGTGTCTGCCCGTCGCCGTACGCCCCCCCGCGGTCACCGCGGAGGCGGCGGCGCATCCGGGAGTCGTCCGTCTCGCCGATGGCCGTGAGGTCGATGGCGCCGGCCCACGGGCGCGCGTTCGCCACGTGATCGGCCAGATGCGGGACGTAGGCCATTACGACAGCATCGCCGTCATCCGGGGACCGGCCGAGGCGCTTACGGATGTCATCCTTGCTCTCCACCTGGATCTTCCCGCTTGACGTGACCGACCAGTGAGGCGCAGACAGGTCGCCGAGGAGCATCTCATCGTCCGGCAGGCAGTAGTCCGGGTCGCCGGAGGGGTCCAGCGCCGTCCTCAGCGTCCACCACGCCTCACTCCTGCGGTTGACGAAGTGGAATTCCCTCGTGCTGTCGAGGGCGTGCGATGCGCGGGACGCGTTGAACGCCAGGACCCTGGCGCCCTGCTCGCGCAGGCGGTCAACGACACCCGAGCCGATGCCGATGACGTCGACCACGGCGGTGCAGGAGGGGTCGGCGTCCAGGATGCCCTTGGTGCGCCCGGTGGTGACCATGGTGTCTTCCTTCACCGACCGGCGCAGCTCGGTGATAACCGGGCCGCAGCGGAGTGCGTAGACAGTGCGATCCTCGCCGGTCCTTGCCACGTCCACGCCGACCGTGCGGGGCAGGAAGTCGCGGCCGGAGTCCGGGCGGCCGGCGTCATTCCAGGCGTGCCAGCGGGCTACCGCGGCCTCCGCCCATGAGAGCGGGATCACCGAGTCCTCGTCGCTGGCGTAGAACTCGCCCAGCACGCGGTTCTGGTAGATCGCCGACTGCTCGCCCCACTGGCGGGCCCGCTGCTCCGCCCACTCCCCGTCGATCCGCCCCGCCGCTATCGCCCGCTCGAGCGTGACGTGGACCGGGTGCCAGTCCTCATAGCCGGGCTTGCGCGCCTGGATGTCGTAGAACCGGCCGGACGGCGCCCCCGGCGTCGACAGGGACAGCGCGAACGCCTCGCCCTGGCCGCCGAGCGCGCCCTCGCAGGCATCGAACGTGGCGGCCGGGATCACCTTGGCCTCATCGAAGATGAACAGGAGGCTGTCGGCGTGCGCCCCCTCGATCAGGGCCGCGTTGGCTGATGCGCCGGCGAACGCCGCGCCGTGGGCCAGGCGCAGGTTGAGGTTCTGCAGCTCGTTGGCGCGGGAGAACGGGCGCCCGTCGCGTACCTTGTCCCACCTGATGCGCCCGGCCCATTTGTGGATCTCCGGCCACAGGTACTGCGTCAGCTGATGCCACGAGCCGGCGGTCGTCGGCACCTTCCAGTCCACGCCCGCTGCGTCACGGGTCAGGGCGAACCACAGCAGCACGACCGACGCGATGGTGCCCTTACCGAGCCCGTGCGGGCCGCGCACCGAGATGCGCTTGCGGGATGGCAGGTCACCGATGATCTCCTGCTGGTAATCGGCCAGCCCGTCGCCGCCCCAGTCGATGCAGTCATGCGCGAAACCTGCTGGGTCGTCGTAGTACCGGGCCACGCCCCGCTTGATCTGGGCGGCGCGCTTCTGCAGCTCCCGCAGGTAGCGGAGCCGCTCAAGCGGGGCTTCGACCCGCGGGGTCGTTGCCGGCAAGTTCCGCCTCCAGGGCGGCGATGTGCGCCTCGATCGTCTCCGGCGTGACGACCTCGATCCGGGACC